CGGCATACGGATTTGTAAAAGTAGAAGACTATCCGCTGAATGTTAAATTCGTTACCGGCGGTATACCATGCGGAATGTTTGATAAACTGGACGAATGCCTGGAAATACTTATGGAAGAAGCGAAAAAATACATATCCGGCGATCGTGCGCAGGGAGATTTATTTAAGGAGGCAGAAAATGAATGAACCGATAATAAGCCCATGGGTGTTTTATTGGATAGAAACAATGAGCCAGATAAAAGATATTGCAAATGCAGTAACAGGTGTAACAATGTTCATAAGCATAATTTTTTTGTTTTTTGCTTTGTTGTTAAAAAAAGAAGAAAGAGAAAAACATATTAATGAAGAAATATTCGGAAGAGTTACAAAAGGAATGATTGTTGTTGGAATAGTATCGATAATCGCATGTATGTTTCTTCCAGCAAAAGAAACAATGTATAAAATGCTTACCGCAAGTTATATAACGCAGGAAAACATAGAAAGTGTGGGGGAAAGTATAGATAAAATAGCGGATAAATTGGTAGAGAAAATAAATCAGGTGAAAAAATGAAATGGACCATGGATAAATGTACCGCGGTATTTAGTGCGATGACAGAAGAAGAACTGGAAATCATAGATCGAGTACATGAAAACGAAAACGAACTGTCAGAGATTCAACTTTTGAACAAAGTGAATCAGTGTCTTCTTTCAAAAAAAGACAGAAAAGAAAACCTCATGGAAGCTGCCGTGCTGATTATAGAGGCGGCGAACAAGGGGGGGAAATGAAAAGTTATAAAGAAATAAATACTAAATTCTTCAATTTACATTTTTCCGTTCCAGGAAAAGACGGGAAATATAAACCTGAAGGACTGTTCTACTGCGCATATGAAGATGATTACGAAAATAGGCTGGTACATCTTGCTATAGACAGTCGCAAGGGAAATCTACTTGTGTATGAATGTGTGGATAAAGAACAGGCGATAGAAAGGCTTATGATCTGGTGGAGGATAGAAAGAAATGAAGGGGATCACAAAAGTTAATCAGGAGTTTTTTAACGAGCATTTTATAAAACCGGACGAAGACGGTAAATATCGACCGATGGGGCTGTTTTACTATTGGGGTTATTCTCAATTTTGGAGTAAACCTACATATATTGTGATAAATAACCGTGATGGAAATCCGCAAGTTATGGAGTGTATAGACAGAAAAGAGGCTGAAAGTTGGCTGGAAGAATGGATGAATGAGGTAAGAGGATGAACACAGTACAAATCACGGGGAATCTTGCGAAAGATCCTGTGATCAGGGCAACAAAAACGGGGAAAGCCGTGGCGTCATTTTCCGTAGGCGTAAGTAAGAAAATAACAAAAGCGAACGGGGAAACGTTAGATTTAACAGATTGGGTCAATGTAACCGCATGGGGGAAACTGGCGGAGGCTGTGGGAAACGAACTCACAAAAGGGAATTATGTCTTCATCGAAGGGCGGTACTCTACAAGATCATATGACACGCCGGACGGACAGAGACGGTATATTACCGAAGTGGTAGCGAATATGATTGCGAAGCCGATTGGAAGAAACATGAAATCATCGGAGGTACCGTTTTCCGAACCAGTGAAATTTGAAGACATGGGGACAGTAAGCAAAGAATATGCCCCGCCTGAATACGAGCAGGGAGAAATCCCGTTTTAAAGGAGGACAAAATGGATAGATTAATTGACGTAGCGAGTGTAGTGATATTTATCAGCATGATCATGTATGCCGCAATTAAACTCGACGAAGCGGCAAGAAAGCTGCGCGATGAAGAAGAGCGGATTTACAGAAAGGATCATGAAAAATGAGAATAGAAATACAGAACGAAGAAATTATCAAGATTGTTTCCGGCGGAACATTATCAACAACTGAAATAAAGTCTATTATGAAACAGATTTTAGACAAGGATACTATGATCAAGAAAGAGAATGAAACGTTGAAAAAGAAAGTGGATAAATTGATAAAACAAGGAGAAAATGTGGCTTGCGTAGGTGAAACGCATTTAATACAAGGTGGGAAAGAATGAACTATATAAAAGAAACGGCAGCACTTCTCGGTGTGAAAATTGGAGAACACTTCACACTTCATTTCAAGAAAGAAAAAAGACAGATAAAAAACTTCTACCTTAACGAAGAAAAAGGACTGATGATAAAAACAGGCGGAAGTGATGTAAAGGCAAACAGCAGCTTCATCGAAGGCATTCTCACTGGAGCGCTGGAAATCAAAAGGACAAGGAAGAAATGAAAATACTTGATGTATGCTGCGGCGGGAAAATGTTCTGGTATGAAAAAAATCTGGAGTTCGTGGACTTTCAGGACAATCGGGAACTACAAACGGAATTATGCGATGGACGGATATTCAGTGTAGAGCCTGATTTTATTGGAAATGTCACACAGATGGATATACCCGATAAAAGTTATGACATGGTAGTATTTGACCCGCCGCACTTGAAAAATGGCGGAGATACGGGGTGGATCATTCTAAAGTACGGAAGGTTACCGTCCGAATGGCTGCCGTGGATAGAACGAGCTTTTAAAGAATGTTTCCGCGTTCTGAAAAATGACGGAGTACTTGTCTTCAAGTGGAATTGTGAACAGATACCGTTTGCGGATGTTATAAAACTATCGCCGTATAAGCCGATTTTCGGGGATAAAAGAGCTAAGACAAGGTGGACGGTATTCGTGAAAGATTCTGCATTGAGGAGGAAACATGACAATAGACAGGATGGTTTATATACTGAAATTTATTAACAGTAGGTTTATTACAGATGAAGACAAGCTAAGCGCTATACAAACAGTGATAATGCAATATACAACAATTGACAGTGTAACGAAGACTGATTTGATAAATGCTTTAAAATGGCTGTTTGAATATACAAGGAGAAAGCATGAGTAAAAGCGAAAAAGAAGCAACAATGCAATATGCAATAGCGACACATTTAGGAGAAAAGAATATTGTAATACCAAATGTTAGCTTTGCAAGAACATCGTGTAGAATCCCTAAATATGGAGATGGGGAGGTTATTGGATATGAATATCCATTTAAGGGGATTTGTCATGAAGCAGATTTGATATGGATAAACGAAAATGATTATTTGACGGAAGTTGAGATTAAAGCCAATTATAGTGATTTCTTGGCGGATTTCAAAAAGGATGAGAATCACATGACAAAATACACACGAGCAGTTTACTATGCGTTCCCGTGGGATATGTACAAAGAAAATGAGGGGAAAATCAAAAAGGTGCTGGTTGAAAAATTCCCAGAAGCAGGAGTGATTATTGTTGACATGGGTGGATTTATAGTAGGTACAGTAAAAGTTGCCGAATATTTCAAGGTTGAAAAAATACCGATTGAAGTAAAAATTGGGTTAATGAGAATCGGGTGCCAGAAATGGTGGAGGAGAAAATAAAACGCAGAGGTGAAATGAAGCATGAAAACACTAAGAGAAGAAATCGTAGAATTGCTGATGGGGAGAATCGGAGTAGTAGAGAATGAGGAATTTAAAGGAAAGGGGATAAATGGGAAATATCATAATTTTAAATTTGCTTATGGAGAACTGTTTATAAAATATAATGACAAATGGCATAATACGATGTTAGGTGGTTTTATTGAAGATTTTGAAGATTATGAATTTGAGAGAATTCATCAGGAGAGAAAAGATGACAATCAGACAATTCTTCTATAATTTGAAAGAAGTGCAGCCGGTCAAAGTGGAGTTGGCGGAAAATGAATATAGAAAACTCGAAGAACAGGTAAACGGAGCCTTACCAGCGGAGCATATTTCCGGCGGTTCCACTTCAATACAAACCGTTCCACCGGTGCTTATCCAATACGAAACGGCAAAAGAGAACTATGAACGGGAAAAAAAGAAATATGAAAAAATGCTGAAAAAGGCAGAAACATACATAGAAGAATTGAAAAATCCGATACGCCACACAATCATGCGGCAGCGGTACCTGCTCAATTGGGCGTGGCACACAATTGAAGTCACGAATAACTTCAAATACTATAGAACGATGATGAGAATACACAAATCGGCATTGGACGAATTAACAAAAAGGCACAAAGAGGTGAGTTTCTGATGTGTATGGGACGTCCAGAAGAAGATTTTACAATAAGATTTATGTCAAGGGATGATAAAATCAGATCAATTACAAAATGCCCATACTGTGGAAGTTATATGGGTATGACATTTAATAAAGAATTCATGAATCAACTTATGAGATTTAAATGTAATCATTGCGGATTTGAACAAGATGACTGGTATCTGAATGCCGAAAGGGCGTATGATAATTTGAAGAAAATGTGATATAGTTTGAACATCAGAAAAAGGAGCAGGGAGAAATCTTTGCTCCTTTTTATTGCAAGGTATAAAGATAATTTATAACAAACATCTTGAAAAAAGTATTGACAAGTCAAGTTGAATAAAGTAAACTATAATCAAGAAAAGGGGAAGAACCCCACAGATTATTTAAGCAAAACAAGGAGGAAAACAAAATGGAATTTACAATTAGTACAGGGTTGAAGGTGTCTGTATACGTAGATGATGTATGCGGAGAAGGCTGGTACATGTATATCGGCGAAGTTGAAGGAAAGACGGTATTTGCAGAACACGCAAGGAAAGATTGGCTGACAGAGAAAAATGATTGCGCAGGAAACGAATTTGATATCTCTGACGAAGAATATGCAGAAATATGTCAGAGAATTGACGAGACGGTAGCAGCATTAGCACTGTCTGTCGACGGGAAAATATTTAAAAGCAATTACTATATTGATGGACATGACGTAGATAATGACGCCATGGGTGAAATGGTAAGTAAAGTTTTTTAAGGAGGATGAAAAAATGTATACTGATGCGGAAATAATATATAGCAACGTAAAAAAATTGGAAGAAGAAAAATACAGAGTCCAGGGGAAAAAGAAAACCTGGGACGGGTTGACAGATATCCAGAAACTCCGCTTTGCGCTAATTGCGGCGGGGAAAGTATTAAAAACCGTCAAAATCTCCGACGTTGTAAAAGCGGCGGGGATAAAGAAAATAAAGACGGAAGACATAATAATAGCCGCGAAAAACGCAAAAAAGGAGCTGCCGGAATATAGGCTTGTAATTATGCGGGAAAATCCGCTTGAAAATTACAGCTTACTGCAAAATGGAGTATTCACTTGCTGTGAATTTGATAACGAATAAAAAAGGGGGAAGGAAAATGAAAATAAAAGGATACGAATATCCCGCCGCCCTCGGCGGAACGGGGTATAGCTTATTTAAGCTAAATGAAGAAGTGTGGAATGAGGTGACAATAATTACACCTCCGAATTGGGAATTAACAGAAAATAAAGACGGGCTCCCTATGCTCGTCAATCGGAAAACCGGGGATAAAGCGACAAACATTTCTGGAAGAAACGGAATCCCGTATATAACAGAAACCCAGTCTGGTAGAATATATAAATGCCGAATAAAAGGCAATTGGGGCGGAAAGAGAAAGGGATCCGGAGCAAAGAAAACGCTGCCGGAAGGGGCAAAGAAAAGAGCGCTAAGCATGACAGATGAAGAGCGCGAAAGGGTGAAAGAGTTTTTAAAAAAACTAAGGAGCGAAGCATGATCGATGTAAAAAATTCAGCACCGATGAAGATGCTGAAGAAATACAACTATCTATATCCGCCTGCCTGGAAATTTGCGGAAGATGTTGCCACAGACAAGGAATATAAAGACATGTGGCCACATGAATATGTTTTTATTCCTATTGAGGCGGGGCTTGAATTAGCACTGGATCGAAAACTGCATAAAGATCAGATGGAAAACATAGCGGACGCAGTGGCGATAACATGTCTTGCGGGCTGGCGCAAAACAAAAATGATTTATGACTTTGACGCCACATTGACAGAGGAGCTGTACAGGCAAGCAAAAGTGAATATAGAGTTAGATACGAGTATGCTTACCATTCCAGCATACTCAATATATATCCGTCCGAACGATGGGGCGGAATATGATGGGTTTTTCGTGTTTTTTGACTTTGATCGTGGACATTTTGAATTCAGGATTCTTGTTGTAAACAAAAAAGGGAATGTAATACTTCCGATTTATTTAATTCTTCCTGAATCAGGGAGTGAATCAATAGATAAAATCATAGAAAACATGGTAAAACAATTCGATGAAATAGATTTACCAGAGGTAGAAAATGAAAACGAAGAAATAAATGGAGAAGTATTGCGGTCGTTTTATAAAAACAGCAAACGAACAATAAGCAGGTGGATAAACCTTGTTTTATATCTGTCCGCTGTCAATGCAGATATAAAACATGAAAAAAGACACTTTTTCCGGCGGTCAAGAAAGATAAAAGACATTCCGCGCGAAGTAGAACTGCTTAACGTTGGCGAAATAGTAGGCGTAAAAATTAGAGAACTTAGACAATCTGTGCAATATGAAAGTATACCACCGCAGGGAGAATATCATAAGTCCCCAGCGATGCACATCAGAAGAGCACATTGGCATACATTTTTATACGGAGAAAAGAAAGGAAAGCGAAGGTTAAAATGGCTACCGCCAATTATTGTTAATGACACCGGAAAAGATTTTATTACAGTCACAAACGTAAAAAAGAAATAGATGTCACATAGTGTCACTGCATGTCACTTGCGGTCACGCACACTAAGGTGATAAATTAAGATCGAATGAGTATAAAATAATAACATAAAGAAACCGAAAGCCGTCCGAAAGGGCGGTTTTTACATTTCCGGCGGCACTCATTGCGAGTGTCTTTTTTGATGGAAGGAGGCTGCTGTGGCAAAAGGAAAATTTGAATATTGGCGCACAAAAGATGGACTTTTGCAGATAGCAGCCTGGGCAAGAAACGGACTCATAGATGAGCAGATTGCTCACAACATGGGCATTCGCAGAAGCACCCTTTCAGAGTGGAAAAAGAGATTTCCGGACATAGCAGACGCCCTAAAAAAAAATAAAAACATAGTAGACATAGAAGTAGAAAATGCACTCTATAAAAGGGCCGTGGGCTATGAATTCGAAGAAACAACAATAGAAATAGACGACGAAGGCAAGAAAAAATTAAAAAAAACAACAAAGCAGATGGCGCCGGAAACACTGGCAATCATCTTTTTCCTGAAAAATAGAAAACCCGAAGACTGGCGGGATAAAAGAGAAGTCGAAGTCAAAGGAGAAATCAGCATGACAAACGCTTTAAAAGCAGCGCGGGAGCGCGTGATAAAAAATGAATGAAATCATTGAACTTGTCGAAGCATTAGGCGAATACACGCACGACCCCTTAAAATTTGTCTACTTTGCATTTCCATGGGGAGAACCAGGGCCGCTGGAGAAAATGAACGGTCCCGAAGAATGGCAGAAAGACATACTGAAAGACATAAGAGACGGCGTGAAAATCAAAGACAACGTGGTCAGAGAAGCCGTGGCATCAGGGCACGGGATAGGAAAAAGTACGTTAGTCGCATGGCTTATCCTTTGGGCGATATCAACACACGAAAACACCAGGGGAGTTGTCACCGCAAACACCGAAACACAGCTCCGAACCAAAACATGGCCGGAACTCATAAAATGGTACAACCTATTTATCGGGCGGCCTTTGTTCACAGCGACAGCCACTGCTATATTCGCAAACGAACCAAATAAAGAAAAGAACTGGCGCATAGACGCCATCCCGTGGAGTGATAACAACACAGAAGCCTTTGCAGGCTTACATAACCAAGGGAATAGAATCCTTTTACTCTTTGACGAAGCCTCTGCCATATCCAACCAGATATGGGAAGTAGCCGAAGGCGCTATGACAGATAAAGATACAGAAATCATATGGTGTGCATTTGGGAACCCAACAAGAAACACGGGTAGATTTTACGACTGCTTTCATAAATTCAGAAACCTATGGAATCAGAAACAAGTAGACTCAAGAAGCGTTTCATTCTCAAACAAAGGACTCATACGACAGTGGATAAACACCTGGGGAGAAGACAGCGACTTTGTAAGAATCAGAGTCAAAGGACAATTCCCGAACGCAAGCTCACTACAGCTTATTTCCACAGAACTGGCGGAAAAAGCGCGGGGAAGAAACCTGAAACCGGAACAATTTAACTTTGCCCCGGTCATTATCGGGGTAGACCCTGCATGGATGGGCGATGACGCCACCGCTATATGGTTGAGACAAGGACTGATGGCAAAACGGCTCAAGAAAATACAAAAAAACAACAACGATATAGCCGTGGCCAACCTGATAGCAAGATATCAAGACGAATACAAAGCCGATGCCGTCAATATAGACATGGGCTATGGCACAGGAATCTATTCGGCAGGAGAAACCATGGGACGGCACTGGAACCTAATCCCATTCAGCGGAGAATCTCCCGATATGGCATGTAAAAACATGCGGGCGTATATGTGGGACCAGATGAGGAAATGGCTTGTGAACGGCGGGGCATATCCCGATGATCAACAGATGCAGGACGATCTCACAGGGGTAGAAATCAAACCGACAGAAGATGGGAAACTCCAGCTGCAGTCAAAAGAATACATGAAACAGAAAGGCATTCCATCTCCTAACGATGCGGATGCCTTAGCTTTAACATTCGCCGTCCCGGTGATCAGGGCACCCAACAAGAAAAGAGTCAATACAAAATATCAATTATTTACTTAAAGGAGGTACTCAAATGTGTTCAGCATTATTCGGAGGAAAACAAAGCGTAAGCACTCCGGAAATTAAACAAGTAGCGCCGTCTGCAACCACAATCACCAATGCAGACATTGACGCCGGAACAACAGCCGAGACCGAAGCCGCTAAAAAAAGAAAACAGAAACAAGGATATGCGGCAACAAGACTGGCGGACGTTGCACCGACCAATACAAAATCAACATTGGGGTAAAAAATGGAGAGACTATCAATAACAGCCGCTGCCCTGCCGGCGGACCAGCCGACAATCAGAGCGCCGGATAAACAAAGCGTTCTTCATCGTGTAAAAGCCATGCGGGAGTACCGGCGGGACTATGAAGAACGATGGAAAGATATAAGAGATCACCAACTCCCTTTCATCGGGGAATTTGGAGACACCGCCGACGCGACAAACAAAGCCCGAAGAAAAGACCTCATGATCTCAAACGGTGTAGCCTGGCTTGCCAATATCGCATTCGCTGCAGGGATGGAATCCGGACTCACACCGCCGTCAAGGCAATGGTTTAAATTCGGCTTTTCAAACAGCAGCGCAAACGAAGACATGGAAGCCGCAAGCGTCCTCGACATCAGACAGGAAATCGTGGAGTACATGCTCCATCGATCCAACTTCTATAACTCCATCCATTCATGCTACATGGAAATTGCCCATGGGCAGGCACCATTGGGAGTATTCGCATCACCGGAAACAGGCGTGAGATTTCAGCAGTACACCATCGGCACCTACTACTTGGCAAGCGGAGCAAGCGGGAGAGTAGATACATTCTGCAGAGAATTCCAGATGACAGCAGACCAGCTCCTGGAACAATTTGGAGAAGAAAACCTGCCGCGTGCCGTCAAAGACGCCCTGCAGAACGAAGGCGGAAGATACAACAAATCATTTACCACCTATTGGCTTGTCATGCCGAACAGATACAGAACAGTCGGACAAACGGGAAGTAAAAATATGCCTTATACCTCGCTTTACTGGATAGATAAACAATCAGTAGACGAAGGGAAAGGCTTTTTATTTACCGGCGGATTTGAAGAATTCCCTGTACCAACGGCAAGATACCAGACCATAGAAGGAAGTCCCTATGGAAAAGGACCAGGATGGTACGCCGAAGGCGATGCAAGAATGCTGCAGATCATGAAAAAAGACTTCCTGACGGCAGTAGAGCTTATGGTAAAGCCACCAATGAAAGGACCCGCAATTGTAGGAGATATCGGAGGAGTTGATCTGATACCGGGAGGATATACAAACCTAAACAATACGGGAACCAATCCAACAGTAGAACCTCTCTTCCAAGTGCCGGGAAATCCGGAATGGCTTGCCACAGAAATCCAACGGACAGAAGAAAGCATAAGAAGGACCTACAGCGCAGACCTCTTCCTTATGCTCGACTCCATCGACACCCCGCAAATGACAGCGCGGGAAGTCATGGAACGCCAGCAGGAAAAACTCCAGCAGCTGGGACCCGTGGTAGAACGCCTGCAGGATGAATTCCTTTCTCCGATTATCGAAAGAGTCTATAACATCGCCGAAAGAATGGGACTATTTCCACCTCTTCCAGAAGAACTTGCTGAAAGAATGGCAGACCAGGACATAAAGATAGAGTACATCTCGCCCCTTGCCCAGGCGCAGAAAATGAGCGGCCTTGTCAATATCGAACAAGCCGTATCCTTTGCTGGACAAATGGCGCAGATCTATCCGGAAGCCCTGAAAGCCATCGATCCGATCGGCACCGTCAAGAGATACTTCGAACTTCTGGGCGCACCGGCGGTCATGCAAAGAAGCACGGAAGAAATCATGCAGATGATAGAAGCCGAACAAGAAGCCATGGAACAGCAGCAAGAACAACAGTACATGATGCAGCAGGCACAGGCTATGGCGCCGGCGGCACAGGCGGCAAAGAACCTGACAGATGCTGCCAACGATGGAAACCCTGCATTGCAGAACCTCTTGGGTATAGGTGGTGGATAAATGAAAATCAATGTAACAGAGCACGATGTGCTCATCCGAAAATATATAGAAAAACAGAAAAGAGAAGAAGACGTAAAAGCCATCAGAACCGTTTTGAAAAGCAAAGCGGGGAGATGGTTTTTTATTCACATTCTTGAAATGACAGGCTACAAAGCCGAAACATTCACAGGAAATTCGCAGACATTCTACAACGAAGGCAGAAGGTCAATCGGAATCCAGATAGAAAAAGAGATGGTCGAACTCTTAGGAAAAGAAGGATTCGAACTAAGACAAAAAGCCGAAAAAGAATACATCGAATTTCAATTCAAAGCAAAAGCATTATTAGAAAACAAGGAGGAATAACAAATGGAAGGCGTACAGAACCAGCAGGCACAGGCGAACAATAACACGGATCCGCAAAGCCCGCAGGTAGAACCACAGGTACAGAATCAAGAGCCGGGAAGACTGGCACAACAGGCAGGCACAGAACCGCAGGCACAGAACCGGGAACCGGATCCGCAGAACCCGCAAGGTGCACCGGAAGCATACGATTTCACATCGGCATTGCCCGAAGGCGAAACCTTAGATGAAGCCATTTCACAGAAATTCGGTGAAATCTGTAAAGGAATGAACCTTACCAACGAACAGGCAAACCAGATGGCCGCATACGGTTTTGAGTACGGGAAAGGGCTTATCCAGCAGATGAACGACATGCGGGAAGCACAGTACGACAAGTGGCAGGAAGAAACCCGAAAAGAACTCGGGGCGGACTTCGAGAAAACCATGAACGAATACGGCGCAGGACTCCAGCATCTGGAGAAAACATCACCAGGAATCAGGAAACTCCTAAGCGAAACAGGCGTAGGAGACCGTATAGAAATCGTACGTGCCATTTCCGAACTGGGAAGACTTGTTTCCGAAGACGGCGGCGTGGGCGGCGGAAATGCAAAAGGCGGAAAAACACCCATGTACCCCAATACCAATTTTGACAACTATTAAGGAGGAATAACAAATGGCAGTAGCATTAACACTGAATGATTTAAGAAAAAGACAGGCACCGGATGGATCCATTGATCTGGTCATTGAAACACTCGTCCAGTCCAATCCAATTTTAGAAGACGTAAAATGGGCAGAAGGGAACCTGCCTACAGGCAACCAAACCACGCAGCGGAACGGCTTGCCCGAAGTACATCTTAGGCAGATAAACCGCGGCGTGCCGGTAGGAAAATCCAGCACCAAGCAGGTAACCGACACCTGCTGCCTGATGGAAGACCGCTCGGAAGTGGACGTGGAACTCGTGTCCCTTGCGCCGGATAAAGAAGCATTCAGGGCATCCGAAGACATGGCACATGTAGAAGCAATGGGTCAGGCAGTGGCTCGCTACATGTTCTACGGAAACTCCGAAAAGAATTTGGACGAATTTAACGGACTGGGGATCCGCTACAATAAGTACGGCGGGAAAAAACACGATGCCTCTTACCAGGTCATCAATGCTGGCGGCACAGGGAAGGGTAAACTTTCTTCCGCTTACCTCGTAGGATGGGGTGAACGTGCCGTAACAGGAATTTACCCGAAGTATGGCTATGCAGGATTGAAACGAAAGGACTTGGGAGAAGTGGACGCTACTGATCCAGATGGACGTAAATTCCGCGCCCTCTCCACAATCTTCAATTGGAAACCAGGGCTTGCCGTTAAAGATCCTGAAATGGTTGCCGCAGTAAGGAACATTGATTTAGGAGTCTTGAACGCCGCTTCTGCCACGGTGGAACAGAAAAAAGCGGTAGTAGACGCAATGATCCGTGCGCAGAACCGCATGAGAAACCTCAACACCGTACATCCCGTATGGTACGTCTCCCCGGAAATGTATACATTCCTCACCATCTTCTATAGCGATAAAGCTAATTCCTACATTACCCGCCGTGAACTGATGGAGGGTCCGGTAACCATCTCCGTCAACGGCATCCTTGTCCGTAAAGAAGATGCACTCGTAGACACCGAAGACGCCATTGCAGAAGCCAAATAAGGAGGACAAAAAATGATTATTGATGCAGAAAACACCTTTTTCTATGAACAGGACCTGTCCAAAGGGACTAAATCTACAGTAGTAAATAACGGCGAAGGCGGAGACGCATATAATCCGTTGTGGCTGAAAGTCATTGCGTTGAAACCGCTTTCTGCCGCGGCAACAATCACACTTAAGACCGCGGATAAAGAAGATATGACGGGAGCCGTCACGCTGACAACTCTTTCTCTTGCAAAAGACGAAGGGGCAGGTGCGGCAGTGAAAGTACCGGCGGGATGCAAGAAATTCCTGCAGATTGAAGTAGCAGGGGCCACAACAGGAACCATCCGCGCATTCCTCACGATGGATGTAGACCTCGTATGAGTGGCATCCACTTTGGACAAGCGGTAGGAGGGCGGAAATTAGAAGACCTTTCCGCCAATGAACTCCGCGCCAGATTAATCCGTGCAGGGAAAGATGTTCCCAAAGACATTAAAACAAAAGAAGAACTGGTGGAGTTGGTTAAGAAATACTGTTAAAGACAAAGAGGACGGCGCAGGAGCGTCTCCTCTTTTTCTATGTTTACTACTCTTAAAACTACTTAAAAAGTAGTAGATAGAGAAAAGGAGGATCTATGAACAGTACAGACATTTGTAACATGGCCCTTGCTTATATCGGGCAAGGCAGAATAGCGTCAATTGAAGAAGAGTCGGAAGAAGCAATCCAGTGCGGCATATTCTATGACCATTTAAGAAGGAAGATTCTAAGCGAACACAGATGGGGATTTGCGGAAAGATATGTAAAACTTGCACTCCTGAATGAAGAAATCCCCGGATGGAAGTACATCTATGCCTACCCGGCAAAATGCCTTGTCATCCGAAAAATCTACGAAAAAGAAAGCGCAAGAGAAATAGGAAAAGAAGACTACTTCATTTCAACGGTAAACGACTCAACAAAAGTAATCTGCACAGATATACAAAACGCCTATGCAAGCTATACCGCAGACGTGAAGAACGGGGAACTGTTCACTGATTACTTCATTGAGGCACTGTCTCATTCCTTGGCGGCAAATATAGCAGTACCTTTGTCGGGAAGTCCCAGTGCTGCAAATTTGCAGTATCAACTTATGCATCAGGCGCTGATTAATGCGAAACAGGAAAGCGCCGTACAGAATCATCACGAAACGACATATCCTCACAAATATTTCAATATGAGAGGCTAATATGCAAAGAGAAACTATCTACCACATTCAATCATCCTTTGCCACCGGAGAAATATCCCCGGAAGTCGCAAACAGAATAGACCTGGATAAATACGCAGCCGCATTGCTTACGGCGGAAAATGCCTATATACGTCCTTATGGCGCGGTGTATAAACGTGGAGGAACCTTGTACTGTGGAAAGACAAAAAATGAAAAAGTAATTCTAAAAGAATTTACAACAATAGACAGTTCATTCATGCTTGAAATGGGAGACAGATATATACGAATTTGGAAAGGAAACAGATATACAGGAGTAGAACTTGTCACACCATTCGCAGAAGATGAACTGAAAGAACTAAGAACATGCCAGTCTGCTGATGTGATGTTTATTGCATCAGGCACACACCCTATCCAGAAACTATCAAGATACAGCGACACCAATTGGACCATCGAAGACTATGAAATAAAAAAGCCCTACTTTGATATTTCCCTTTCAACAGAAATGGAAGGGAAAGTAGATACATCGTACAATTCTGCAGGAACATACACCTTCAATTGTAAAAAAGACGGCACATATACAGTAACAATAGCGGGCGGCGGCGGTGGCGGAGCTGGCGGGAAACACATAAAAACATTTAATAATAAGTACATAAAAGGCGGTGACGGCGGCAGAGGTGCCCTTGTAACGCAAAGAATAGATTTGAAAAAAGATAACTCTTATACAATAGTCGTGGGAGCCGGCGGGACCGGCGGTAAAGGAACCTATGGAGAACCCGGAACAGATGGAACCCAATCATCTTTCAACGGAATTACCGCAGAAGGCGGAAAACATGGTCACGAAGAAACAAACGGCGCAAACATGGGTAATGGCGGTGCCGGTGGCATAGGCGGAACGGGGAAAGAAAATGGATTTCCTGGAAATCCTGGATGGGTAAACATAAAACTGGAAGCCGATCTGTCAATAGTGCCATCGGGAAAAACAGGGTCCATTAAACTATATGCAAGTAAAAACTATTTTTCAGAAAACATGATCGGCGCCTATATACAGATCAACCAGGAAGTAGACTCGCAGACTGTGACACAAAACGGCGGCGGGACATCGGGAGAAGTACTCTGTGGAAAATCATGGAAGATCATTACCCATGGTACATGGACAGGAACCGTGACCGTACAGAAAAGCACAAATAATGGTCCGTGGAAAGACTACAGGACATATAAATCGAACGATGACTTCAATGCATCAGAATCCGGAACGGTAGAAGAGTATACAAGGTTAAGAATTGTATCTACAGCGGGGAATACAGACCTCACCGCACTACCATATACACACGTAGGAATGGTAAGAATCACCGGTTACATCTCTCCATTGGAAGTCAATGCGGAAGTCATAGATCCCCTTGCAAATACAAACCCGGCGGATTACGTTTGTTTAAACGCATGGAATGACCAATTCGGTTATCCATCGGCTATAGGTTTCTTTCAAGACAGATTATGTGTAGCCGCCACAAAAAAACAGCCGTATATGCTGTGGCTCTCAAGAAGCGGGGACTATAATAACTTCTCTGTAGAAAAAGCATCCGGAACAGTCACGGATGATTCGGCGGTAGCCTTGGCGTTTATTAATAGAAAACAGCAGACCATAGAACACCTTGTGCCGGAATCAGATTTAGTCATCATGACAGGAGGGAATGAATGGATCCTTTCCGGCGGAACAGCAGTCACGCCAACAAAAGCTAATCCGAAAATGCAGACATCCAGGGGCACAACGAATGTCATTCCTTTATCCATCGGCGGGCGGGTCATTTTCGTGCAGCATAGAGGAAAAACAGTAAGAGACATGCAGTATCGTTTTGAATCAGACTCCTACGATGGGGCAGATCTAACACTCTTGGCAAAACACATTACAAAAAAAACAACCATAGAAGATATGGCCTACATGCAGGAGCCGGACTCAAAACTGTACTTTGTCCTTTCAGACGGAACAATGGCTTGCCTTTCCTACGTACAAGACCAAAAAGTATATGCCTGGTCAAAAATAAAAACAGAAGGAAAAGTCATGGCAGTCTGCAATGTGGAAAATCAAAACGAAGATAATGTGTACATCGCGGTAAAAAGGGGAAATCAAACATACATAGAAGAACTATGTAACAACAAGGAAACAGAAAATCCCAAAGACTATATCATGCTGGACGCTTCTGTGAAAATTACAGAAACCACGGCAAAAGGATCTGTCCCTCATTTGCCCAATGCCAAAATAGGAGTTTTGGCAGATGGAAGATACTATGAAAAAATCCAAACGGACGAAGGTGGAAACTTTACACTTCCACAGGAGGCATCCTATATCATCGCAGGACTGCCCTATACAATGACGGTAGAACTTCCTAACCTGGAAATAAACACCAAAACAGGAACCATCCAAGGGCGGAAAAAGAAAGTCTCCGCCGTCACGCTGAGACTGAATCATTCCCTTGGCGGACGGGTGGGGATAGAAAAAACAAATACATTACCTATCAAATACGATGAATTTTCGGAACAAGATGTTGTTCTGTACAGCGGAGATAAACACATCACCATGCCGAACAGAGGATTTGAACTCACAGGGAGAACAGTCATAACATCAGATGAACCATACCCGTTTAACCTGTCGGCCGTTGTAAGAGAGGTAGAACTCGATGGATAACTACGGAAAAATCACCATAGAAAAAATAAAAGAACAAGATGTTCCTTGGCTGACAAAATACATCTTTGAAAACATGAGACCTATGGATAAAAAAGAAATCACCGCCATTTGTGATCATGGAGAAGAAGCCGTGAGACAATCCATTATTTTATCCGATGAAGCCTATGTGGCCAAGAACGGAGAACCCGTCATGATATTCGGTTTCGTGAAAAAATCATATTGCATATGGGCATTAGGAACCGTCCTTGTAGATCTGTACCATAAAGAACTTGTGAAAATAGGACTGCAGTACATCAACGACTGTAAAGAAAAATATGGATACATGACAAACTGGATCCATGAGGACAATACAAAAGCGCTCCGATACATTAAACGTGCCGGGGCGCTTTTTACAGATACATGCAAAACAGAAAAAGGAGATATTTTTGTGAGATTTGAAATAGGAGGGAAATAATGTGCAGTGTAATGGGCGCCATGATGGGGCTGCAGCTTATATCGGGGATTAATCAGAACAGGCAGATAAAACAGCAGACCGCAGCGCAGGTGTCTGCATATAACGCGCAGGCACAGGCGGCAGATCAGAATGCAAGAATAATGGACCGGCAAAGAGAACAGATTGCGGAAAACTACGCACAGCAGCAGGAAAAATTGAACAGTAAAAGAAAGCTCATTTTGGGGCAACAAGCGGCATCTGCAGGAGCATCAGGACTGGATAATATAGGAAGCGTTCTTGATGCAAACAGCGCAGCCATAAGCGAATATAGAAAAGACAGCATGAATCTTTTGGGCAACCAACGAAATGATACCTTAGACGCATATATAAACCAGGTCAATTATGAAAACCAGGCATCCGCCGCAAGAGCCTCCGCGGCGAACGCAAAAGCACAGGGGAAGTCTCAAAGACTGGCAAACTTCATTTCAACTGCTGCGGGAATGTTTGGGGCCTATAAACAATTCGCAAGAGCAAGCCTGCCGAAACCTGCAGGAATGAATATGAGAACAGGATTTGAAGGGAGCCTTACCGGCGGAAATCTGACCTATACCATGCCTACTCCCATGTACACAAGAAATGCCATGAGTACAGGATTTACCACCAAAGTAGGGCTGACACAGACGAAAGACATCATAGGGCAAGGCATAGGAAAACACTATGATCCGTGGCGTTCCATCTGGAGGAAATAATGAAACTCACACAATACGACTCGACAATAAATAGAAACCTCTCAAACGCAAAAATAAACCCCATTACAGATCCCAATGCTTATGGCGCGAACGTAACAGGTACAGAAGCTTTGGGAAACGCTTTGGGGCAGGTGATTGATGCAAGAACAAAAGCATGGATGAAAGACCAGAATGATAGAGTCGTTGATGCGACAAACGAATATAACCGACAGATTAATTCCCTTTTGTATGACGAAAAGAACGGATTAACAAACACCATGCAGGGGAAAAACGCCGAAGGACTCCAAGCGGCTTATCAGCAGAATGAAGAGCAGATTCGCCAGCAGATTATGAGACAATACGGAATAAGTTCAGAGTATGCCAATAGAGCCTTTCATAACCAGGTAGAAACATCTATCACATCCAACCTGGACAGCATAGATAAATTCCAAAGAAAAGAATTTCTCTCCTATGCAAGCAATCAGATGACAGAAATGAATGAAAACGCAATCAACTCGATTGTGAGAAGTCCGGACAGTTTTGAATCAGTTTATGGAAATATGGAGACAACATCAAGAGCCATCATGGCCGGAACAGGAATGGACGAAAAATCCATAGACATTAAACAAAGAGCCATCCTGGATCATACAGCGGAAACCGTCCTCTCCACATTAGCCGCATCCAATGACTATGAACGGGGAAATACACTCATAGGACAATTGAGGGCAAGAGGCGGGAATGAAGTTATTTTAAAGAAATACGAAACATTATTTACAGGTAAAAAAGTAGCAAAGACCACAAAAGACAGCGCGGAAACATGGCTGAATAACCATCCGGAAATGATGGGAAAATCCAAAGAAGAAGTATGGGAAGCCTACAGAAAAGAAAATCCATTACAGCTGCCGGCTCAATCAAATGAAACCGCATTGGGGCGAATAGGAGATACGATTGCAAAAGAATTAGGATGGGATCCATCTTGGGGTTTTGCAATTGCCGCCCATGAATCAGGGCGAGGAGAAAGCGCACCTGGAAATAATTACTTCGGATATAAATGGGATGGCGAAGGAGAATATCAGGAACTCAATACATGGGAACGTGACGAAAATGGGAATGCATACTCTACCACAGCAAAATTTAAAAAGTATGCAACACCGGAAGAATCCGCAATGAGTTATGTAAATTGGATAAAAACCTACTGTACACCGGAAGAAATAAAAGGCGTGAAATCACCGGCAGATGTAGTCCATATAATGAAAAAACATGGTTACTTTACTGATCATGAGGAATCGTATGCTGCCAGCGCTACAGAACTTGCCAAAGAATATAGTGCTCCGGCTCCGATGTCTGACGAGGAAAAAGCCGCACTGGAAGAGACCGAAAGGAACTCCTTCTTCTCTGTCCTTGGGGAACATTTCCAGGCAAAAAAAGCCAAAGAAACAGAAATGATGAACAACCTGCAGATCCAATTGATGGACATGACGGAAAATGGAACATCGAACGAAGATATGTATGAATTCATAAAATCCAAAGGAGTAGAAAATCCAGAACTTTTGAACAACGGGTCCTATCGCAGTTTGAGATTAAGCGCATTAAAAGCCGTAAAAGGGGAAGATGCATATGGGGGTTTTGGAACAAAAGAGAATCAAAATAAAGCTTTTGAAAAATACATGAATAGAATCGGTGTAGATATATTAGATAAAAAAACTTTGGATGAAGATCTCAAAAATGCTGCTGAAATATTAGGGAAAGCGTTTCGACCAGAACAGATTATAGAATTAGAGCAGGAACTAACGCGGGCGCAGGCAGGAGAGGGGAAATATGCTATTAAAATTGATGAAGATAAAAATGATGTAATGGACATGACGGGATTAGCAAAACCGGAAATCGAAAAATATTTTTCGGAAGCAAAAAAGATCGTTATGCAGAAAGCTTTTGAGTTTAAAAACAAAAACGGAAGAGAACCCAATCAATTTGAAAGAAAAAACATGTGGATAGAGGCGTACACACAGAAAAAAGTGGGACCGGATTATGGATTCTTTGGAATGAGTACGCCGGAAGCCAGTGATGCACAGCTAATGCAGATGGGGATTAAAGAATACCACATGACTTACGATGATAAAGGAATAGACGCAGTGGACTACTACGGAAGACACCATTATATCCCCGCGGAAGACTGGGATAAAGTCAAGAAGAACGAAGTAAACATAGAAGATTACTAAGGAGAAAACCATGGACGAGTATAATGCAGCACCCAATCAAGATCCTATTGAAGAAATACAGAACACAAAAGAACAGGAAGATTCTTTAAGAAGATTAAATGAAGCTTTCGCGGGGATTGCGCCTTTTGGTGTCAATGAAGATTTACGAACGGCCCCAACAGGAGATGCAAAACCACATACTCCACCGAAAGGGATTTTAGAAAAAATTGGAGACGGAATCAGTGGTGCGGCAGAAAGCATTTCAAACGCCGCCAAAAACTGGGCGGATAATAGACTCCAAAACATGAGCATGGACATCTACAGCAATCTCTATGATCCCGATCCGGATAAAGAGAAACGTCTTGAACAGGCGCATAAAATAGGGGATCCATTGGGACTTCCAGCGCAAATGCTTGTGGACAGTAAAGAAGCCTATGAAATGGCACAGAATCAGTACGCCTGGATGAAAACACAAGAAATCATGCAGGGCCGTCCGTTCTCTGCCAATGCATTAAAAGAACTTTATCCGGAACTGGCGGAGATCGCCATGAACGATCCTGTGTCGGCGTCACTTGCCTTAAAACAAGCAGATCAGATACTCCATGATAGAGGAGTCATCACAGGAGCCACGGCCGGAAAAATCAGCGGAGAACCATCATCTATAGGCGAAGCATTCAAAGCCTTTACCGATGCATGGGAAGCCGGACAAAACATGGACAAGATTTCTGAAATCGGTTATGCGGCCAGGAACGGAGATATTACTGATGAAGAAATGAATAGAAAAATAGAAGCCATTAACGCAAGAACCAAAGAATATGACGGCGATTCCACCATAGGGCTGATTGCAACCGAAACCGTAAAACAGTTTTCCATGATGGGGGCAGGAATGTTAAGAAGCCTCCCGGAAGGAGCGGCGGCAGGGTTAGCCATAACCTCTGTCTTGGGGGCGCCGGTCGTGGGAGGAATCATGGCCGCCACTATCTTTGCATCATCCCTTAGATCAAACATGGGGATGAACTACTACCGGCTGGCGAACAAGAAAAATGCGGATGGTACAAATATGTATTCAAGAAACGAAGCAAAAGGGATGGCCACCCGTGAAGCCGTACTGCAGGCAGGCGTTGAAACAGGACTGATGTCACTTGCCTATGGCGCACTGGGAAAAGTCATAGGGGAAAGTGCGGCTAAAGCCGCCATCATGAATGCAGGCACAAGGAATAAACTTCTGTCCGCAAGCCGCGGGGCAATGAGGAAATACGCTTTGAAGGAGGCCGCAAAACAATATGCCAAAGGGACGGCGGCAGAAATTGCAGAAGAAGGCTGGCAGGACCTGATCTCTACCACTGATGAAAAAATGATGGGAAGAGATAAGAACATGACATGGAAAAACATGTGGAACAGCGCTTTTGACGCTATGGTGGAAGCCATTCCGGCGGCAGTAGGGATGGGCATGCCAGGAGCCGTCATTTCCGGCGGTGGTAATTATGCGGGATTGAAACGACTGACAAAAGAAGACTGGCATGCCGCAAGAGAAGCATTCTACCGTGAGAATGAAAAAGAAATGACACAAACCGTCATTAAAGAAAGAGAACAAAACAAAGTCTTCAAGATAGATCCGGAAGTCTATGCACAAAAGACACAGGCACAGCTTGATAAAGAAGGGATGGGAACCATATACATTGATGCTGCCGGCGCTGCCGAAACAGAAGAAGGAAGAACTGCATTGACGCAGCTCGTGACGGGCGGAATCGCCACAGCAAAGCAAGTGGACGATGCAGTAAAAGAAGGAACACAGCTGGAACTGAAAGCCGGTATCTACATGCAGAAAATTTCAGAAGAATCCGCAGAGACACTTTCGAACCATGCCGCTTTCGATAAAGACGGGCAGACACTCCATGACATCGAAGAAGCAAGAAAACATATAGAAAAAACAAGACAGATATTCAACGCGACAAAAGAAGCAAGAGAAGCCGAAGTAGCAAAAACAATTCTTGATCGTGACTTCACCGATCCAGAACAGAAAACCGCCATGGAAAAGATCTTTGCAGAAGGCATGGATGATATAAAAGAAAACTATAAAAAAGTAAAAGCAGAAGCACTGAAAACCTATGAAGAACTCATCAACTATAAATATTACGCGGACTATGAACCGCAAGGAGTAGAAAAAGTTCCCGTGTATGAATGGTCCAGAGACTATGAACATGGAGGAGTCATCACAAGCGGGTATATAGGCGGATCCTACATCCGAACGACAAATAATGACAGGTGGTATGCAAACGCTTGGAAGAAATACGGAAGAAAACCGAACAGAAGAGAACTCTATGACATAGCCGAACAAGAAGCCATCAATGAAATAGACAGCACATCAGCCTTTTCAGAAGAAGAAAAACAGGGATATATCAATTCCATCCAAACGGCAAGAAAAGAAGTAGAAACCATTGAATCCATGGAAGACTATGTAAAAGAACTGGACACAAGAGACATTGCCGCAAGGACACTTTTGTCGCAAAAAGCCTATGACGATGTGTACGCTCCCACGCTGGAACAACTGAAAAAAGCTCCTGCCAAAGCAGCAGAAGCGGCAGAAGAAAGCGCTTTTGTGTACGCAAGACTGGTAGATAACTTCTCCAAGATCTATAACCTGCCGATTGAAAACATTGTAGCGTCAATCCAAAACGGCGGGGAAAAGAAAGGATTACGTCAAAACGTCATCTCTGCAGAAGAAAAGCTGGAAGAAGATACTAAAAAATTTTCGGAGAAAATAGATCTATTCATGGAGAATAAGCTCAAAGGCGGTAATGTGAAAGTTATGACAACACCGTTAGTGATGAAACTGGCAGGAGCAGAAATTCTTCCGATATATGTTCATCAAAATGTGCTTTCAAAGATACTTAAGCATACAGAAGATAAGACGGGGAAACATGGACATGCAGATGAAATGACACCAGAACTCATGAAACAACTACCGAGTGCTATTGCAGATCCGATGGCAATTGTTGAAAACGAAGGGAAACCAGTAGTTGTCACTACGTTAGTAGATAGAAATGGAGATACTATTATTATTCCATTCACATTGAATAAAAAAGTAGGAGCAAGAATATATTATGATGCAAATATTATAGAATCTGTTTATGGTAAAAGAGATAGCGTATGGATAAAATCCAGACTTCTGACAAGTGCGAAATATATAAATAAAAAAAGAACTAATGACTGGTTGCAATCTGCCGGGCTCCAATCGCCCATAGAGGCAACCATTTCATTCAGTTCTAACCAAAATATACCAAACGAAAGTGATCTTGTCAAATTAAAGGAACAGAATCAAGAATACTATCAAACGATAAACAAAGACGCGGATATATTCTTCCATGGCGCGGTGGATCCTGTAGAAGGCGACGTGATAAAAGAAGGATATTTTCATGGAATGTTTTATAGCAGCAGTAGAAATTCTGCACTTGGACACGGAGACAGAATATATATTTCAGAAGTAAATGAAGATGACATTATAAGTGCCAAAAGTTTAGCGTATGAAGATGGAGTATATGAAATTTTCCAAAAGAAATATGGCGATGATGCTGAATTAATATATGATTTAACAACAGAATCAAGAAACGTTTGGAATTTAAACGAAGAAGAAAAACAAAAAGTATATAAACTGCTGGGGTGCACAGACGAAGCGGATGCGGATTTCATGATACAAAAAGAGGCCGCGCTTGTTGCTGATGAATTGGGTTATAAGGCGGTAGCTGTTGAAGATGAACACGGGACAAGTTACATTATTCTGCCGGGAAATAAAGTGTATGAAGAAAGCACATACGAAAAACTGAATCCGGATTATAATTACAGGGTTTATCACCAGAAGGCCTATCATGGAAGCCCCTATACCTTTGACCATTTTGATTTAGGAGCCATTGGGACAGGAGAAGGGGCACAGGGACACGGATGGGGATTGTATTTTGCACAGGATAAGCAGATTGCTAAATCTTACAAAGACACTTTGAGTCACAATATGTATGGGGATAACGATTTGATGTTTAATGAAGAAGCATTGAATAAACTATATAGTACACTTTCTGACAAAGCTCATACCGAAGCTGATTATGATAAATTGTCTGTGATAGAAAACATCCTGATAACGCATACAGAGGATGATGTGCTCAATAATTCTGATGAGATGTTTGATGCGGAAGCCGTAAAGTGGTGGAAAAATCAAAGAGAGATATATTTGAATAAAGAATATAAAGAAAGTTCACTCTTTGAAGTAGATATTCCGGAAGATGATGTACTGTTGGACGAGAAAAGAAATATTAATGAACAGCCGAAGAAAGTACAGCAGGCTGTGCGCAAAATGTATCGTTCTTTAGGATATAAGACATCAGCATTGAAATATGTGACCGGAAAAGAATTTTATGATACGGTAGCCGCAGAAAAAGGAGGGCAGAAAGAAGCAAGTGAATTTATCAATGAACATGGAATAAAAGGAATAACTTATGACGGGGGAAATGACGGGAAATGTTTCGTTGTCTTTGATGATAAAGCTATCCAGATCATTAACCGCTACAACCAGGAGCACAAAGGAGCCTACGCAGGAGCCTATGATGCAGACCGGAATATTCTCCATGTCTTTGAAGCGGCTAACCAATCCACCGTTGTGCATGAAAGTGCCCACTGGTGGCTGTCCATGCTGAACAACATCGCAGCTGATCCGGAACTGAAAGAACTTGCCAAAGAAGATAAAGTGCTGGAGGCCACGTTGCAGAAAGCACAGAAAGACAGAGACGCCATCCGTGCGTGGGCATCCTACTATCCGGATGTTATGAAAGAATATAAAGGCACCTTGATCGAAAAAGAATTTAAAGAATATGAAGCTGCCATCAAGAAAGATCCGGAAAACAAAGAACTGCAGGAACGCTTCATCCAGGAACGTTTTGCAAGAGGATTTGAAAGATACATTTTGACAGGGAAAGCACCCACCAAAGAACTGCAGGGGACTTTCCGGCGGTTCAAAAAGTGGCTGATCAATCTCTATAAAACGACAAAAGAAATCATAAAGAATCCGGAAAACTACTTGGGTTTAAAAGATCCGTCCGATGAAGTAAAAGAAATCTTTGACCACATGGTGGCATCAGAAGAAGAAATAGAAGCCTGGGCAGAAGAAAAGAGATGGAAACTCCTCTATGATGACAGCCTTGACTATACGCAGACCGAAAAAGAAAACATAAAAAAATGGGAAGAAAACATCAAAGAACTTGCCAAAGAAAACGCCGTTAAATACTTCATGGAAAAACTCCACGGACAAGCCATGGTGGACTTTGAAGAAAACATTCTTCCCCAAAAAGTAGAAACATTTGAAAGAGAACTGGGGAGCCAAAGAATATATGGACTGGAAATGCTGAAAAAAGGAAACGTCTTCCCTACAAAGAAAGAGTGGATAAGGGCACTTAAAGAAGAAGGATTTACCGAAGAATCATATAAAGACGCCGTACAAGAAGCAGGCGGCACCATGGAAGAACAAGTAGAGAAATACAAGAAAAAACAAAGAGAAGAATTTATAGAAAACATCTCCGGAAAAGATCATTTCAGGGTAGAAGCAGAAAAAGTCCTGGAATCTCCGGAAGGGAAAGTAAAACTGGCGGAAATCGAACAAAACGCCATGAAAAGGAAGTTGAGACAATATGCAAGGATCGCCACGGCCTCATTAATAGAACTGGACAGATTAGATCCGAACATGGAAGGAAAGATAAGTAAAAAAATCTTGTATGAAATCAAAAAGAGAAACGGATTCCTAAGCGAAGAAGAGAAACTCAAAGAAGAAAAGGCCGAACAGAAAAAAGCAAAACAAGCCACTGTAGAAGAAATTAACGAACTCAAGATAAAACTAAGAAACACAGTAGACGGATTAAGAACATCACAAGACAGTATGCTTATCTCGCCATATGAACTCAAAGCCCAAGCAAGGGCTTTTCTTTATGGGAAAGAAATCTACAAAGCAACCAACTATAGATGGTGGGCAAGGAAAGCTGCCAGTGAAGGAGAAAAAGCCGCATATTTCCTAAAAAGAGGAAGATGGGAAGAAGCTGCCAGAGCAAAAGGAAGGCAGTCCCGTTTTGCCATGAACGCCCAAGTGGCCCATGAATACGATGACCACGTCAAGCATACACTCCATGGAAATCCCAAAGCATCCACAAATACACTGGATAAAGACGGCATGGAGAAGTACGGACTTGTCGGACTCATAAATAGGGCAAGCAAAGCCACGAACAATATAAGAATGCCCGGAAATATAAGATACTTCATTAACCACTTAGCCTACCAATTAGGATTAATCACCACAGATGGAAGAGCGCCCTTGGGTATGGATGGGGAACCGGCACCGTTTGACTGGGCTAACCTCAATAACGAACTGGATCCCACCGCCGCCATGGAAGGAGATAAGCCGGGAGACGCTGTACCGCAATGGATAAAGAAAATCTTTGATGATAATAATCAAACCAACTTGAGAGAACTGACAGTCATAGACTTTGATGAATTGGTGGAAGTATTCAAAAAAATCTACAAGACAGGACGGAGAGAATATGAAGGCAATACCTTTGTTGACGAAAAAGGGGAAAGCCTTTCCTTTGAAGAAGCCGAAAACATAATAATGGCGGAAATCAAAGCAGAAAAAGAAAATCCACTCTATAAAAAACTGGCAGAGAAAAAGTGGAAAAAGACAAAAAAAGAAGTGGGGAAATGGGTGGCGGATCTGGCACTCCCGGAAATCATCATAGAACGCATGGGACCAAAGACCTATGACATGATCTATAAGATGATGGATAAAGCCTTTGCTAAAAAAAGACTCCTGAAAGAACAGGCGGAACTTGAACTGAAAAAAGTCATGGACATCTATGACAGAGAAACATTCAGAAAAATCCGCAATGACAAAATCTATGAGATTAACAAAGTTGACCACAAACCCGTCATGGTGACCAAAGAAACACTCCTCACTATGGCGCTGAACTGGGGGACAGACTCGAATAGAGAAAGAGTGGTGGAAACCTATGGAATGGATCATAGAAACATAGAAAAAATCCTCTTCAAATATTTAAATGATAAAGACTGGGACTTTGTGGAAGCTGTTTGGAAGCACATCAATTCGTACTGGCCCGAAAGAAACATTGTACAAAACAATCTGTACGGAATCCCCTTGGGGAAAGTGCCGGGGAGGAAAATTATTTTACCGGACGGAAGAAAGATCAATGGCATGTACTACCCAATTAAATATGATGCGGAGCTCACAAGCAAAACAAAAGACAGAGAAATTAACGACATCATAAGAAAAGACATGCTCGGAAGAACCACATTCAATATCGGGATGGGCTCCACGAAAAGCCGCGCGCAAAGTTCCGGCGGACAGTATCTTAGACAAGACCTTGACGTCTATCTTGACTACATCAATGAATCTATTAACCATATTGCTATGCGCGAAACCACAGCAGATATTTATAAACTCTTATCCAGAAAAGACCTGGCGGAAGCTATTTCACAGAAATACGGAGTCGATGCACACAGAAGACTCCAGAGGTGGGCGTCCGACTGCTGGCATGATCCCGTAGATAAATTGACAGCATGGGAACAACGTCTGAACAGACTGCGGCACAACTTCACCATGGCCACCATGGCATACAGGACATCCACAGCGTTGTTGAACTTTGCAAACCTACCATTAGTTATGGAAAAAATGGGAGCCGTAAACATGGCAAGAGGACTCTCTGCGATTTACCTTGGCGGTGTGAAAAACTACCGCCAGCAGAGAGACTTCATCCTAAGTAAATCAACGTTCATGAGAGACCGTGCCACAAACATGGATAGAGACCTTGCCCGCGGACTGAAACTCAAAGAAGAACAAGACGTTTCAAAATTAACATCGAAAGCGCATGCCGTGAAAGAAGAAGTAGACCGATTCGCTTATTCACTCATTTCAGAAACAGACTTTATGCTTTCTCTTCCGGAGTGGATCCAGACATATAACAATACCATTGCACAACTGCAAATAGAAAAACCATTTATGACAGTAGCAGAAATGGACGAAGAAGCAGTAAGGCTTGCTGACAAAATGGTAAGAGAAACATTCGGATCGGGAGAAATGAAAGACCGTCCGGAGGTGGTCAAGAGTAGATTGCTTTCGCAACTTCTTCCGTTTTACAGCTTTACATCATTAGTAATGAACCAATTCATCCGAGGGGGATATGACATTGTAGACGGAAGAGGACCGATGAAACTCATGCGGGCAATGCTATTTTGGTACATCCTTGGATCCGTATTTGAAGGTGCCCTTCGTTCATTGGTGGATAGTGCAACGGGAAATGACAAATACTCCTTCTTGCAGAGACAGGGATATTCCTTTGCGTCAAATGGGCCTATTGGCGGTATACCAGTGGCAAGAGAAGTTGTGCCGGGGATGTACCAACTATTTGCAGGGATGTATAGCGACGGCGGAAAAATGAGCGTTACAGGATTAAACATCCTTGAAGACGTGTTCAAAACAGCCATGGCTATAAAATCAGACAAAAAAGACTGGATAGATGTAGGACAGGCGGGAACAAAAGTATTCAATAAAGTAACAGGACTTTCCGATACATTAACCGATGCACTGTGGGCAATTGCACGTCTCACCACAACAGACACAGACGCCACAGCCTGGGAAGCCCTGTTCTCCATCATATTTGATAGAAGAATAAAGAAGAAAGGAGAAAAGAAGTGATAAATAATAGCGAAAATAGAATCGCATATAAAGGGGACGGCACTGCAGAAGAATTCGCCATCCCTTTTAAAGTCTTGGAAAAAACGGACATCATAGTAGTTATTGCGGATGAAGATAAAAATGAAACAATCCTGAAAAAAGACTACTTTGTAGATTTGGATAAAATGACAGTAAAATATCCAGGGTATCCGCCGGGAGAAGAACCGGCGGAAAATGAACGTCCGCCAAAATTGCAAGAAGGATGGCAGTTAATCATAAAAAGAGAGGTACCTGTCACACAAGAAATAACCTTAGGAAATAAATGGCCGTTCACCGTTATAGAAAAAGCCTTGGATAAAATCACAATGATCCTGCAGGATTTGTTGGGGGTAAACAAAAGACAGATCACACTCCCGGATGCGGCAGACATGAAAGACTTCTCGTCAATACTTCCTTATCCGCAGGAAGGAGAGGCGCTTGTATGGGGGAAAGGAAGATTAGAAAATTCCAATTTCTCAAAAGTGATAAAAGGGGCTGTAGAAAAATCATTGACGAGAGCGGAAGCTGCTGTGGTAGTATCAGAAGAAAATGCATCAAAAGCGAAAGAGCAGGCGGGAAAAGCGGAAGTGAGCGCAGGTGAAGCAGAAGAGAGTGCTACTATTGCGGCGCAAAATGCCGCGGCTGCCACACAAGGGGCGATGGATGCAAGAGACAGTGCCGCCGGCGCAAGTGTAAGTGAACAAAGTGCGGCGGGGTATAAGAACGAAGTCCAGGCTGCATTAGCGTCCATTTCAGAACAAGTCAATGCCTGGGATAAAAATAAAACATACTCATTCCCTCAAACCATAGCTTATATAGATGGAAACACATATAGATGTGTCGGGAAAAACGTCAAAGGAGAAATACCGGATAAATCAAATAACTGGGTATGCTTGACAAATTATAAAGATGACTTTTTTGAATTAGATGAAGATGGAAACTTGATTCCAGCGATCAATCCTCTTCATTCGACTTTGTGGGAATTAGATGGAATGGGAAATATAATCCCGAAAGGAGAGTAAAAGTGAGTACAAGAAATTTTACACCGAGAGCAAACGAAGAGGGAGAAGTCGGAGTAGTAGGGAAGGTATGGAAGGCTTTAAGGGCAAAAATCATAGAAGCAACAAGTAAGATGATAGCGCCAACAGTAGAAGCAACAAGTAAGATGATAGCGCCAACAGTAGAAGCAAGTGACAAAAGTAAAAATGTGGCCACTACAGAATTCGTGAAAAACCGTGAAAACATGGTAGTAAGTCCGTTTCTTCTTCAAAGGAACACTGCCTATAAAATAGGGGATATGGTAAAAGTTCCGAAGTTAGGAGAACAGTACGTACTTGAATGCACGCAGGCAGGAACCACCGGAAATACCGAACCTAATTTGTTAACTGTGTCAGGATGGGAAGAAGTTAATGATGGCAGCGCGAAATTCAGAGTAGTAGACAAAAGATTAAAAGCAATGATTGACATACTCTATCCGATCGGGATAGTAGTCACAACCGCCACCGATGACGCATTAAAACCCGGTGAGGCAGATGGATTAGCAACATGGGAAGAGATTGCACAAGATAGAGTGCTACAAGGTACATCGGGCGGCGCAGGACAAACGATAGAATCCGGACTGCCAAACATCACTGGTAAAGTGTGGCTCCGTCCTCTCGATAACGGAGAAGGAATCACGTGGGATAAAGAAAACGGAGCATTTATGACAAAAGTGGTAGAAGATCCGAACGACACCAGTGGCGCTATTGTAAAAAGCAGTACCGCAAAGCCATTCGGATCCATCAATCTTGATGCCTCAAAATCGAACAGCATCTACGGAAACTCAAGCACCGTACAGCCGCCAGCATATAAAGTACACTTTTGGAAACGTATTAAATAATGAGGCGGTGCATGATGGAAAGAAATGACGGAGAAAAAATAACAATGCAATTTGTAGAAAGAATGGCAAAAATGGAAGAGAAACTTGACATGCTCGTTAGAATGCTCCCTGAAATTACCGCACTGCAAATTGCACAGGCAAGGTCTGAACAAACCGCGGCATCGGCTCACAATAGAATTGACAACATCTATAAAGTGGCCGGCTTGATCTCGACTATAATTTCGGTGGTTATTGCATTAATCGGAAGGGCGGTGTGATATGTTTAAAAAAATAAAATCACTCTGGAGAAAAGCAAAAAGCTACTTCCGGAAATTAAATGCACCGCTACTGTACTGGTCGATACTCTATGCAGTTGTATGCATTTTCTGCATTCTTCTCTACATTCTAATGACAATTGCTGATTGGTTGATCACCGGAAAAGGAAATGAGCCGGAGTTAAGACTATTCATAACAATGCTTCTGTCCGCAGGAGCCGTCGGCGGAATAGTCGGAATCGGGAAGATGTTTGTGGATAAGAACAACAATAAAATACCAGATGTATTCGAAAAGGACGATGGGAAACCACCGTTCTTTTTCGTGAAAGGAGAAAAAAGTGACGAAAGAAGAACTGGCAAGGGCGATAGCGACAGGGATAATTGAGACAGGAATTGAAGGAGACTACGGCTCCGTTTCTTGCTCAACTGCTGGAGATTATCCATCAATCGGCGTAAGTCAATGGGAAGGAGAAAGGGCTAACAGACTATTAGAAAACATTTCCGGCGGCTGTCTCTTATACACATCTCCGAGCCCACGAGACCGGAGCCTATCTCGTATGCCGTCTTCTGCTTGAAAAAAAA